CAATAACCTGTTTGAGATTGTCATGAGTATACCTATAGTTCTGCAACCTGGTGCAGTCGCATTACCATCTACAGCATGGTTGGATTCGGATGCTAATGGTAGAAATATAAGAAAGAATATTAGTTTATTTGCAACCAGTGTTACTGTTCCATCGAGAAATGTAGCAACTACAGAAGTTCATGTGTATGGAATGAACCGTAGTTATGCTAGTGGGCAGTCACCAACTGATTTGGATATTACTTTTTTGGTAACTAAAGATAACCAACATAGAGCATTTTTTGAGCAATGGATGCACAACTGTGCTTCTGATGCAGATAATACAGTAGGATTTTACGATCAATATGTAACACAGTTGCAAATAGTTAAGTGGGAGAGTGGATCTAATACATGGTTAAACAAACAAGAAGGTGAAGGAAGCGATAGGGTAGATTACAGGTTTAGAATGAATCAAGCGACTGCTGTCTATAAGTGCTTTGGGGTATTCCCAAAGAACATAGGCACAATGACACTAAATAATGACGCTAGGTCTCTCCTAGAACTGAATATTCAGTTTCAGATGGAAAGATATAGATTTGACACAGTTAACGTTGATGGACTTAAGACAACTTCTAATCCTAGGAACGTAACTGCGAGCACCATCCCTTCTGGTGGAGAGTTCGCCAAATATGGTGTCTAAATAAAAATATCGTAATATATTAAATTATGCCTTTACCAAAACTTGCAGTGCCTGACTATGACTGCGTACTACCTGTTACTGGTACAAAAGTCAGTTATAGACCATTTCTTGTGAAAGAGGAGAAATTGCTTTACATAGCAATGGAAACTCAAGATGAGAAAGAAATGGCAAAAGCAGTTAAGACTATCCTTAAAGCATGTACCAATGTGAAAGATATCAATAAACTGCCTACCTTTGAGATTGAGTATTTGTTTTTGAGAATCCGTGCTAAAGCAGTCGGTGAATCAAGTGAATTTAAAGTAACATGCCCTGATGATAAAAAGACACAGGTTGATATCAAACTCGACTTGGAAGAAATTGAGGTACAAGTACCGAAGGAACATAAAAGAATCCTTACTATAGATGATGATATTAAGATTGAGATGAAATATCCGTCTCTAAATGCGTTTATTGATCGTAATATGAAGAACGACCCTACTATGGAAGACGTTTTTGACTTATCTGCATCATGTATTGACAAAGTATATCAGGGAGAAGAGATCTATGACTCTTTCACAGCGAAAGAAGCACATGATTTCATTGGTGATATGAATCAGGATCAATTTGCTAAGATCCAAGATTTCTTTGAGACTATGCCTAAACTTGAGCATACAATTACCATATTTAATCCTAAGACTAAGAAAAAGAGTGATCTAAAACTGGAGGGACTTGCGAGTTTTTTCGGGTAGCATTGATGCACGATAGTCTTGAGAACATGTACAAGACTAATTTCGCATTGATGCAACATCACAAATATAGTCTTACTGAATTGGAAAATATGATGCCTTGGGAGAGAGACATTTACGTCAACCTTCTAATTGCTCATATTAATGAGGTTGAGCAGCAAAGAAAACAATCACAGAATAAGAACAGAGTAAGTCTCTAATGGCAACCGCAACAGTAAGAAAGTTTATCTCAATTAATCCCAAAAGAGGAACTACTCCCTTTGGGAAGCAGATTAGTGCTCAGACTGTAGCTTACAATAGACTTGGCGGTACATTAACTGGTATTGGTCAGAACTTGGCAAATATCGTTAATATGATGGAGTTTCAGAAAGAGTTTCTCTCTGATAATTTCTTAAAAAGAACGAAAGAGCAGGATGAAGAGGTCGATAAGAAACTCGACATGAGGACTGCTACTGCAAAGAAAAAGAAGAAAGAAGCAAATCTAGAAGAAGATTTAGCAGCAGAAGAAGCACAAGAGATAGATGAGGATGAAGCAAATGAAGAAGGTATAAAGAAAGCGGAAAAGACTCCTAAGAGGAAATTATCTTGGATGGAGGAGTTTTTAAAACCATTTGCACCAATAGCAGGTTTCTTAGGAAGTCTATTACAGGGATTTGTTGCATATAAGTTCTTTAAGTTTCTCGGAGATGAGAAAGCGACTGGAAGTATAAAAACATTACTCAAGTTCTTTGGAGCATTGGGTAAGATGGTCTTTAAGTTAGTCAGTTGGGGTATGGATAATATCCTGACGGGTATTGGTAATATATTCGGAGATAAAGATCCAGGTCAAACTAACTTTGAGAAAGCATTCGAAGCAATGTTTGGGGTCTTTAAGATCATAGGTGGAATGGCAAGTTTCTGGTTAGCATCTAGGATGCTGATGCCATGGAAACTTTTAAGTGATGTTAAATCGATGAAAAACATCGGTAAGGCATTAACTAAAGGGGAGATGCCAGATAAACCACCTAAACCACCTAAACCCAAAACAAGAAGGTTTAAGAATCTTGGTGACCGTCTTCGTACCATGCGTAGGAAACTACAGGTAAAAGCAGGTAGAACGATACAGAATATCAAGGGTGGTATTAAGAACGTCACTGAGACTGGTAAAAATCTTTGGAAGAAGGGTAAAGGTGCTTGGAAAGGTCTTAAAAATCGTATGGGACAAGCAGGAAAAACTGGTAAAAGTTTGTTTAGTAAAATAGGCAACTGGGGTAAAAACCAGTGGACAAAAGGTAAAACCTTAATATCAGAGGGTGCAGAGTGGGCTGGAAAACAAGGTCAAAGATTTGGTCAATGGGCAGATGACTTTGGTAAATCATTTAGTAAGAGAATAAATGGCATAGTATCTGGTATAAAAGAGAAAGCTGCTACTTGGGCTAAGAAGATTGGTGATATTGTAGAACTTGCTAAGAATCCTAAATTATTAGCAGAAAAAGTTAAGAATATGCTTAAGGGGTCAATGGATGATCTCGTTAAGAAGAATAAGACAATAGCAAAGATTATGGGGATGGTTAAAGATCCCAAGAAAGCAGGAAAAGCAATAAAAGGATTATTAAAGGGTGCGAAGAATAATAAAAACATTTTAAAACTAAGAGAAGGACTTAAAGCAGCTAAAGCAGCAAAGATTGGTGGTGTTGATGCAGTTATTGCTGCTGTTATGGGTCTTCTTGACTATACTGTATTTCAGGAATCTCCTATCAACGCTATTGTAAATGCAATAGGTGGACTTGTTGGATATACTGCAGGTTTTGCGATTGGTGCTCCGTTCGGTGGTGCACCTGGTTTCATCACTGGTATGGCAGGTGCAATGGTTGGAGATTTTATATCAAGTAAATTACTACAAGGGTTAGCTAAGACTGGATTATCAAAGATAAAAGATCCTATAATGAATGATGGTAGGATGCTTGTAAGAGATCCTTTCGGTGGTGGTGGTGAAGAAGAAGAGAAAGAAGAGGTAACGGACGACACTCCTAAAATTACAACAACAACAATCCGAAGAAATGAACCTGCAATAATGACAGAACTCCAGTCTGGAGAACGTCATCGTATATCTAATGCTCTTTATAGAGCTCGTATTGGTGCAGGTTTATCAAATAATGATTGGGATGGTAACCCTGCATATGAGGGTGATATAGATTTAATTTTAGAAAATCCTAATAACTATATTCTTGAGAGTGGTCGTGTTAAAGCACCTGCTCGTAACGCAGAAGTAGAAGAGAATCTATCACAAAATTCAGAAGATTTATCCATGAATAATGAAGATAGTATGTATGATTTCTCTAGGGGAGGAACAGTTCCATGGATAGAACAGAATAAAAGGATACAGCAGTTATTAGATTCACCTATGGGTGAGAAAATAGAAGATTTTGCCATAAATACTAGAGGTAAACTTGGTGGAATACTTAGTAAGATAGGTAAATCTATTAAGAGAAAGCCTAAGAAAAGGACTGTAACCAATATAATTGTTGCAAGGCAACAGATATTCACTCCTGGTCAGTCAGTATCTGCACCTGCTCCAGAGGTTGTATATGGTCAGTCTCCAATGATGTTATCCAATAAGATGAAGTAGTATGGCAAAAGCAAGACTATACAAAATGGTTACACCACCCAAGATAAAGGGTGGACTTACTATACAAGTTGGTGGTAAGACAGTCACTGGTGCTGAAGAGGGTATGACCTCAATGATAAAAGCAACCAATAGTATAGGTGCGACTACTAATAGTATTGCGGTTATTGTGGAGAAGATGAATTCTACATTTGCTGATAGTATGCAGATGCAGATACAGCAACAACAGGAATTAGCAGATCAAAGAGAAGCAGGAGTAGAAAAATTAGTTACACAAAGAAAAGATCAAGCAGAGGATTTAGAAAGACAAAAAGATCTAGAAGATGATTTAGCTGCAGAAAATAAGCAGGAAGGAAAAGGGAAGAAAAAAGGAGGAGGACTCGCTTATACTGCAGGAGAGGTAGTTGGTACTGCTGTTACTAATGCATTTGGATTCTTTTCAGGTATAGCAAAATTCCTAGGTAATGCCTTTAAGACGTTACTCACCTTCACATTACTCAAATGGATGGGTAATCCTGAGAACCAGAAGAAGCTAAAGAAACTGATATCAGGTATAGCTAGAATAGGAAACTGGCTGATTAAACTGGCTGGATGGCTGGTTGATTTCGGACTTGGTGGTCTTGTAGATTTCATATCAAATCCCGTAAGTTTTAAGGGTATATTTGGAATTATTAAGTTCCTCACTGCAGCAGCAATCTTTTTTGCACCTGCTAAGATGGCTAAGTTTGGTCTAAAAGCAGTGATGTCATTGTTTAAAGGTGGTAAACTCTTTAAATTAATAGGTGGAATGCTTAAAGGACTGATGGGTGTCTTTAAGGGTATATTGGGATTCATTATGATGAGACCCAGAGCTGCTTTGATGATTGGTGCAGGATTGCTTGCAGCATGGGGATTAAAGAAGGTAATGACGAAGGATGAAGAAGAGGAGCAAGAAGAGGAGCAAGAAGAAGATGGTGGACAAACTATAGGTGAAGGGGATAAAAAAGAAAAATTATTAAATAAAACTACTCCAAAGGAGGAGGAAAAGAGCAATAAACCTCAGATTCCAGAGGCAGATAAACAGGAATTCCTTGACTTAGCTAAGCGAAGGAATGACCTTAGAAAAAGTGAAGGTAGGGATTCTGATGCGTGGAAAGAGATTGATTCCCAATACAAGGCAAAGGGTAAAGAATTAGGAATAAAAGGATTTGCAGCAGGTGGTTGGATATCTGGTCCTCAAGCAGGATATCCTGTATCACTAGATGGTGGAAAGAGTACCTCATTTATAGGTCATGGTACAGAATATGTTGCAAGAAAGAAAAGTGGTGGTGCATTTGTAGTACCATATGACACCCCTGCAACAAGAGGAAATGCAGGTCTGACAGGTAGAAGACAGAAAGAAGCAGCAGATAAAGGGTATTCTATACCAAGTTTTAGTAGTGGTGGACTGATTAAGGGTATGGCAGCAGGTGGTCCTACACCTGAGATGGGTAATATGACTACAGAAGAATTAGTAGAAGCTGCTGGTCCTTCATTACTACAGTTTATGAAACAACATAATGAATTGATTGATAGTGATCCTGAGTTCTTTGGAACTCATACCAGACTGGAACTGGATAGAGACGGTAAGATGATAAACTTTGGTAAGACTATTGCCAATATGAGTGAGTGGGCATTTAATACAGGTGTAGAACAAATAGAAACTAACGACTTAATAGAGAAAGAAGTTAAAGATCAACTTCTTAAGAAAATGGCATGGATTAGGAGGGAGACTCTAGATAATCCTAACTTTAAGTCAGACCTAGCATTTGATATTAATAAAGAGATACCTGGTACAGCAGCATATAGATTATATGAGAAAGCTAAGAACTCACCTGGAAATATCGCAATCAAAGCAGGAATTTCTCCAGAAGAGGTGGCAAGACTATGGAATAGAAGAGGAAAATCTCAGGGTGGTGTATTAACACGACCAGAACAACCTATTCATTTGGATATGGGTGGTGTAGTACCAACTCCACATCAGGATACAGGTGGAATGAATACAGGTGATTTCATAGATGTTGATAGTATGGTGGAAGAGGAAGAAGAAGCAGGAAATGAAGTAAATGTAACTAACGGTGATCTTGCACCCATAAATCTAGGTAGTGGTCAAAATAAAACTGACATCAAACCTGCTAAACCTATATTCATTGACAATAATTATGAACCACCAGCTAATGATTATTTCCGTACTAGATATGGAATGATGGCAGAATCAAATACTCCTCCCGTTGAGATGTTCTAAATGTCAACTACACAATCCGCTAAAGAATATAGATTACATGATGCGTACATTCTTATGAATGATGATAAGTACGACATTACAGGTATGATTGCTGAATTCCAGTGGTATGAAACCATAGATTCACCATTCATCCGTTGTGATATCACTATGTTAGATACTATTCAGTTTGGTGATAATCTATTTGGTGATGAAATGTTAAAGTTATGCTTTGAGACCTATGCAGCTGTTAAACCTGAGAACAGGGGAACAAGAGATCCAGAAAGAGAAATTATAGATCATGATCTACAGATCTATAAGATTGGATCAGTATCTAAGATGGAAAGAAAGAAAGCGTATATACTCCATTGTGCATCACCAGAAGTATATCTAAACGAAGCAAACAGAACATTTGGTGGGTATGGTCCTTATGCTCAGAAACCAGAAGTAGTAAAGGATGTCATAGTTAATAAACTTAAAGCACCTTATAAGATAAAGCACGATGAAGCAATAGAACCACATAGTAATATTAATTTTGTATCACCTAATTGGAGACCTGTTGACTGCATCAGTTATTTGACTGATAAGGTAGTTAGAAAGGAACCTAAAGGTGGAACAGGTGGTAAGAAGATATCTCAGTCAGGGTTTTTCTTCTATGAGAATAGGTTTGGATTTAATTTCCATAGTATTGATAAACTCTGTGAACAGGATAGTATAGAGACCTATACTTATTACCAGGCTAACATAGATGGTAAAACTGCAGGTGATAGTGCTTATCGTATTGAGAGTATTGTGTATCCAGAAAGAATGAATCATTTGGATAAAATGAGATCAGGATTATATAAGAGTATTAGTTATGGTCTTGTAGTTCCTGCTCTTTCTGAGAGTGCTGTACCTAATACATCTGCTACTAGCAGTGGTTTATTTGATAGATTAAGTGAGATATACAATAATACTACAGAGATTGTTGGGGATGCTGTTACTGCAGTTAATGCAGGGGAGTTCTCAGATTACCTAGCAAATGCACAGACACAGATTAATTTCTTTAACTCAGGTGGAGAGGCAAATCGTTCATTCAGTATGGATGTTAATGCCAATCTTCTAAACTGGAAGAATACTAATCCCCAAATCAATACTGCAGAGAATCAGACAAAACCAGGAGGAACCAAGTTACCACCAGCTATTACTTTCTTTGGTAAAGTTTTTCAGATGGCATCTACCTTAGAGGAGGGATTTCCATATGATAAGAAAAAGATTACAACATATGAAAACGATCATCCTACTAGGATAAAGGTTAAAGTTCTTCCAAAATATACACAACAGACAGCTGGACAAACTAATAATGGTGCTGATAATGCACCAGAAGACATACTCGCAGTTATGAATTATGCGTCTGCTAGAGTGTCATTACTGAATACATTATCATTAACTATCACTGTGCCAGGTAATACTGCATTGTACGCAGGAGGAGTTATCACATGTGTTATACCTTCATCTAAACAGACCGAGGGTACTAATACAGTCGAAGGAGATGAGAGATATAGTGGTAAATATCTAATAAAAGGACTAAAACACAGTTATAATAAAGAGGGAATGCAGACACAATTGATATTATGTCGAGATTCCGTGCCAAATACCTAGTTTTTGTGCTATAATTTGCATAAATAATAGTGTACTATATAAGGTACGGATTATGCATACAATAGAAGAACACATCGAAAAGGACAAGCAGATTGTCGATGATCCTCAAACTAATCCTGCAGCACGCAGACATTATAAAGAGGAACTACATGAACTCGAAGAGTACATGCAGCATCATCAATCAGAAATAGAAGCAGGAGATCATCATGATCCTAATGCATTAGAACTATTTTGCGACATGCATCCCGACGAGCCTGAGTGCTTGGTTTACGACGACTAACAATTAAAACCATATTATGATTGGTGAATACATTGATATAGATGCACCCTACTCTTTCATAGGGGGTGGGGTGTTGGAACCTGAAATTATTGATGGATTATGGGACTTCTGGAATGATCCTGCGATGGAAACGTTGTTTGAGAAAACACCAGGTCATTGTGGTGGTATGGGAGAGCAAATCAATAAGGAAGTCAAAGACTCCATTGATATGACTATACCTCGATATATTAAGGATAAAAGAATTTGTTCTTACATAGACGGTCTAGCAGAGATTACGAGAGAATATGTAAACTACTGGCCAATGCTTAGAACTATCCATTGGGATCTCCAAAGTGATTTTAATATCCAGTGGTATCCTAAAGGTGGAGGATTTAAACAGTTGCATTGTGAGAGAAACAATGCAGACATAGAATCGGTTACTCGTGTTATGGCATGGATGACCTATCTCAATGATGTAGAAGAAGGTGGAGAAACATTATTTGATATACAACAAGCAAAGGTAAAACCCAAGAAGGGGTTGACATTGATCTGGCCAAGTGACTGGACACATTTTCATAAGGGATGCCCTGCACCCAATGAAGAGAAGATGATTATTACAGGATGGTATAACCTTGTTCGATGAATTGATTATTGGTCATTATGAGAATAAGAAACAAGCATACTCAAATCCTACTAAGTGGCCATGGGTAAACATTCTCTACACCAAAATAAAACCTAACGTATTAGAACTCAAGCAGTGGTATAACTATGCAGGGGAGGATGACCCGTACAGACACTACCATATAACTTTCTCATATGATGCACCTGATACGGTTTTCACTAAAGCACATAACCTTTTGATTGATAAAGAGGGATGTGAAATGCAGTGGGGATTCTTCCAAGGTACATGGTATGGTGAAGTAAAAGGTGAATGTATAGTCAGGGATACAAGAGTCGAAAGTCATGTAGAATTTAATGGCACAGACTACAGGTCATTGGACACTGGATATAATATAGAGACAGGAAAATTTTCTTGGGGTAAAGAAAAGCATGAAGGTTTCTTTACTTTTACTAAGCTAAATAACAGCAGGAAACTAAATTTAACATAATGGTAGCAGTTAAGACTGACTTTACAGGTCGTGATGGATTTAATTGGTGGGTCGGTGAAGTAGAAGATATACTGGATCCTTCTCAGTTAGGAAGGGTTAAAGTTCGTGTGCTTGGATGGTATACGAGTAATAAAACCGATAAGGATGGTAACTCAGCTCACACCCAAGAACTACCTAGGGAACTATTACCTTGGGCAACTGTCTTATTACCCACAGATAAACCACAGACTAAGAACGCAGGTACAACTACTGAATTGCAGGTAGGTTCTAATGTTCTTGGTTTCTTTTTGGATGGAGAAGAAGGTCAGTTACCTTGTGTTATGGGTGCTTTCCGTAGTTTTAAACATGCTGAAAGAAGGAATAGTGATGATCCAAGTGGTAGTGAACGTGATACACCTAACCAGCTAGGACGTACAACTATTGCTGATCCTGAAATTGGTAATCAATTAGCAACTAATACTCCTCAGCAGAAAGCAGTCAATAATCAATTTGCACTTGGTGGTCACCCATTTGCTAAGGTTCAGGGTCAGACACCTGGATCTGCAGAAGGTGGTGAAGAAGTAGCAAGAGGTGCAGTTTCTAAAGGTGAAGTAGATACACCTGCTAACGTATATACTAACCCTATCAAGTTGTCAGGAATGCCAGGTGGTATTGCTGATGGTACTACAGGTCCAGCAAACAAAGGTTTCCAACTGGACATGAAGAGGATGCTATCTGACATTGGTGTGCAGGTAGGTGGTCTAGCAAAGGATAGTGATACAGGTAGTTTCATGTCTGCTATTTCAGGCAGAGTGGTAGAAGGTAAAGCAATACTTAATCAGTTATCTAATGTAACCAATTATGTAACTAACGCAGTTTCAGGTATGCTTGCTCCCCTGAAGGAGCTGGCAGCGAGGCTGATTCAGCAAGCGATTGATACTATATTAAAGCTAATTTCTAATATGGTTCCTGTTGTCGTAGTGACAGCAATTGGTGCTATCCTAGAAATTATATTCTCTATGTTCTGTAAACCTACCCCACAGTGGGTCAGTGTTATGAAGAACATAATGGGATTCATAACGAGTTATCTCAACAAGGTCTTCGATAATATAATGGATTTCATCGGTGAGATGGAATCAAAAATCACTGACTGGGTTGAGAATGCAATGTCTGGTATTCAGGGTCAGATTTGTAAAGGACTCAATGCCATTAACGGTGCAGCAGATAAAATATTCTCAGCAATTACTGCTGTTAAGGGAGCAGCACAACTAGCAGATGGTATTAGTAGTATATTTGCATTAGATTTCACTAAGTTAGACTTCCAGTCACTTCTTAGCATCCTTAAGGCAATCCTTGCTATGATCCTTGGTAATAAAGGATGTGGTCGTGGTAGTCGAAAACCCCGATCACAAGCATGGGTTCCGTTGTTAGGTACCACGCAATGTGATCCTGATGATACACCAGGCGTGGCAGGTCCAGGTGGAGGTGACTATAGTAGTTGTCCACCACCTTCGGGAACAAATGCACCAGGACTTACTCAAAGTTCAGGTGGTTCAGCAGAAACTGGTACCTTCTTTGATGATTTCTATAAGAATATTAACCCATTCTTAATGGAGACACAGACATCACTTAATGGTACTAGGGTACTGAATGATGCAACGCCTGGTAAAGAAAAGTTTGTAACCTCTGGTCCTGGCGGTGTTACCTATTTCCAAGATAAGAGAGGTAACGAACACTTAAATGTACCTGGCAACTTTACTTCCATTTACGGTGGAGACTTAGTACACAATGCTAAAGGTAATCATGTACATACTATAGAAGGTGACTATCACCTTAAGGTTATGGGTGATTTCCATATTGAGGTCTCAGGATCCATGAATACTCATGTATCAAATGGTCCTGGTGCTCAAGCATCTGATGCTAACGG